CAATATTGATGGAGTCAAGAGTAGTTTCCATGTCTGTTTTAAGTTTTTCTGCGGTGTTTACATCCCATGCGGCCATGTCGTTTTCCTTTCGTTTTATTGTTTGTTGTTTATTTCCTGTTAACAATACACTTTCTTTCCTGTCATGTCAATCCCTGCTACTCTTTTTATAAATACGAAGTAGGAGGATTTTTTATGATAATTTATAAGGTCACAAATAAAACAAATAGTAAATCATATATCGGTCAAACTAATCGGTCACTTCATGAACGACAACTAAAACATTATAGTTCCATTAGAAACGGGAGTCAACTCTATATTCATAATGCTATCAGAAAATACGGCAAAAAATCGTTCTCTTGGGAAATCCTTGAATATTGTAAAACCCAAGGTGAAATGAATGATAAAGAAAAATCCCTCATTCAAGAACACCAAAGTTACTGGACCGATAATGGTTATAACCTGTCTTTAGGTGGTGACGGTAACGGTGGTCTTTGTGGTGAAGTTAATGGAATGTATGGAAAGACCCATTCAGAAGAGACTTTAGAAAAAATTCGTCAATCCCGTAAAGGTCAACATGATGGTGATAAAAACCCCTCGGCAATTCATTCTGGGACATACCGCATCACTTTCCCTGATGGTCACCAAGAAGAAATAAAGAACTTGAAGAAGTGGTGTAGAGAACACGAACTTCAACATGGTCCTTTTTATGATATGTGTAATGGTAAAAGAACTAAAAGGTATAGAGGTTATTGGTGTGAACGAATATCCTTACCAGACCACATGAAGAGAGAAAAGGTGGTGGGATAGACCCACCACCTAAAATCTTCAATTATTACCGTTAGTTACAGTTACCGGCAACTTCATATGGACGGATTTCCAAGGACATACCTGCGTCCAAGGTTGCTGGTGCATCTGCAGGGTCAATCTCAGACCCGTTCAGGATTACTCGGAACTTACCAAGTCCTGCGTCACGAGCCGCGTTTACCACGGTGTCTCGGAAAGAGGAACCACTTTCGATGGTATTGGTAGAACCGTTTACTGTCAGAGTTGTGTTTTCGGTAGCCATAATATTTCTCCTATTTTGTTTTGGTTGAAGGTTAACGTTTCTTTCAGGTGAGTTACATATTATCAAATTGATTTATCTATGTCAACATCTTTCTTTTAAATCCCACGTTTTCTGTGTTTAGGTTTACTTTTATTGGAAGTATCCCAATTCTGTTCATTGTCTTCCAAAGTCCATCGTTTATCAGAGTCACCCATTGTCCAAGGTTTACGGGGTTTGGAAATATCACCTTGAGGAAGGCCACAACCATTACGAAGGTAATTCCACCCTTCAACTTCTGCTTTGTCATTGAACTCGCCGATATTTGTAAGTGATGGTACATTAAACGGGGGCTTTTCCCCGGTTTTTTCTTCAATAATTTTGATATTATGACAGAAGTTTTCATGGTAACCGTAATAACGGTTAATATCAGCCTGTGTAGGTTGTTTGGTGTGGTCTTCCGCATTAATCTTATTCATTTCGGCCTTGGCGATTTCACCCATACGTTCCATTTCTTTTTTCATTTCTTCTTCTGATGGTTGATTCTGGTTAGGGCGGGGAACTACACCACTTTCTACCTGTTGTTCATATTCACGAATTTCTTCCTTGAACAACCAACCATTGACCATATTTTCCAACTTGTGTTTGATTCCCATTGCTAATCCTTTTTGTTGAATGGTATGACTTTGGGTTCGTCATACTCGGTTATGTTCTTAATGTTCCACCCCATACTGACACAGACCTCTTCCCATGTCAAGCCCTTATCGGGATAAAAAACCATTGTTACCTTGAGTTCACCGTTTTCATATATTGCTGTTAAGTTACGTCCATATTGATCAATACAACTATAAACCTTCTTCATTAATCATCCATTTTTTGTAGAAGATAGTATTTTTCCTTGCCATCGTCACGTTCAAATGACACCATACCAGATCCTTGTTCCTCAAGCCAAGAGAAACTTACCTTATAACTGTTGAAATTATCATCAATGACCTGTAAGAGTGCATTGAAATTCTTATACTCAATACAGATATCCAAATCGTTCATTCTTACATCAGCTAATTCAAAACTAATACCATTAACATATCGGTTACTTCGGTCAGTTGCTTCAATGTAGAACTTGTTGTCCTTTATAGTGAAGTATACGACTTCAAACTTACCAGCAATCTTACGAATCTTATCAAAGTACCCCTTAACCTCATCATTCAATACAATCTCATGAAAAGGTGTTACATCAGGAGCATCGCCTGTAAAGGTTGTGACTGTACTCGTCATACAAAAGAATAAATTGGTCTTCTGTCTACCATCTTTCAACACCAAACCAGCGTCATTAATATTTAACTGTACTATATCATTATCAATAAGGTTGAGATAAGGTTTAACATTAACGTTTGGTTCATCAAAGTTCATGTCAATAGAGTCGGGTATGTCGGTGATAATGTCATTTGGTACATCCAGACACACGACCACAGAGTTTCCCTGACTTCTCATTTTTGATGTGACCCCTGTACCTGAAATGTTCAGGTGAACAGAGGGTATTACATAATTAAGCGTCGCCTTCTTGATTACATATTGAAGGTTATTAACATTGATATTCATATTTTACCTCAGCGTTTTATTTTCTGTCTCCTTGAGTCCAGACTTTTTCTTTCTTGATGGTACTTAACATTTCAAGATGTTTATGGTATATCATTTGTTTCTTGATAGTCGGTTTGAATGACTTAAGACAATACCATGCGGCTACTAGATTTAGTACACTGATAATTGTGAACGGCATCAATGCCAAGATAGCGGCATTAACGGCGAAACCGATTGCCATAATAAAACTAACAAACTCTTCTTTGTACAACATTTTCTTGACAGTTTTGATATCACTACCAAGTTTTTCCCTGAAACTTTTTTCGTCTTCACTCATGATTTTATCCTTTTCCTTGAAGGGATAGTAATGCCTCTCTCTTAGAGACACCATAGGTTTCCATTAAGTATTTAACATCATCGTCTTTGTCGTTGGACTCTTGTGACTTTTTGGTGAATTTGATATACCTACGTTTAGCTGGTACTGTTGATACATAGTACTTGAAAATCAACCTATCGTCAAGGGTAAATTGATATTTGTTGATTCTATTAACTATTTCAATGAGTTTAGGGTCTTCTGATAAGAACAGAGACAACACCCAAGCACTGACCTCTTTGGGGTTGTAGTCACATGGTTCCTTTAGATTCACTGCGTTCAGCACTTCCGTCAGGTGATTTTTCTTTTTTACGCTTTTTGTGTTTTTTGCCATCCCTCTTCTCCTTGAAGTCAGGTTTTATTGTATCATTTAATGACTCCTGTAACTGCCTCAAAACATCAGGTGTTACCTCAAACTTTTTACCTCTTCTGTCATTCTTCTGTGCTCTCATATTACCTCTCTCCTCATCATAGTGACACACATATGTCTAAAATTAATTTCTCGGTTTGCGTGGTTATTATCACGATAGGCATGTTCACCTAATAATTCAGTCGCAATTCCGTGATTCTTAAATAAATTCTCATCTTTCATGATTTCGTCGCCAATAAATCTATAAAGTTGGACATAATCAATAGTGTTTGATTTTAATGAGACAACGATACCCTCTAGGTCACCTTTTGACAAGTCTACTAGTATCTTACCGTACACTTCTTCTGATGATGAAAGAATAAAGTTATCTCTCAGGACACCATCAATGACATTCATCTTCAAACAAACCAATGTATTACGTACATCAGGTTTCCTTGTCCAGATAGCCTTAACCATTTCCACAACTGTCTTCTTACTGTACTGAACACCCTCTTCTTCAAGTATTTTCCAACAGCGTTTAACAACATCAATTGCCGGTGGATTGTTCAACTCAACGTGCTGACAACGAGAGAACATTTCATCCATGATTTTATGGGGGTAGTTACACGCCATGATAAAACGGGTGTACTTCTGTGTCGATTCAATCAGGTCACGTAACATGGCTTGACCATTATGTGACAGGTAATCAAACTCGTTCAGGAAACAAATCTTCAATGCACCAAATCCAACAGATGTGGCAAAGGGTTTAACCTTGTCACGAATGTCATTAACACTGGTGTATTCTGAACAGTTGATTTTCATGATATCAATGTCGGGGTTTGTTGCTTTAATTACATCGACAAACGTACCTTTACCTGTTCCGGGAGGACCAGACAGGATAAGACTTGGCAGTTCATCAAGAGCTTTCTTGAGAACTGGACGGTTTTCTTCGGACAAAATCATTTCATCGAATGTTTTTGGCATGTATTTAAACTCATAGGGTATAGTATCAGGGGTCATATGAATAGTGACCTCAACAGGATATTGTCTTCTTCTCTCCATCCAACCCGTAATGATTCAGAATGACCTTGACAGTATAACTTACCAGTATCATCCTTGGCAACAAATCCAGCACTTACAATTACCCCATCCATCCGTTTAGCTACAGCCTTGTGTACAACTTTGGAAGAGAATACAAAAATATTCTCATAATCACCATCTTTCATTACAACATATTTACATTGTGTATACATATTAATTCCTTTGACACAGATTTCCTATAACTTTAACAGAAAAAAGACGGTCTGTAAACCGTCTTTTCGGTGATTATTCTATCGAATCTTTCAGGATTTGGGAAGGTTTGAAGGTTGGTACCTGTTTCGGTGGTACTCGGACAGCGGCACCAGTTTGGGGATTGCGGGCGATACGTGATCTGCGTTGTTTCACAATGAAGTTACCGAATCCAACCAAAGTAACCTTTCCATCTTTTTTCATTCCTTTTTCTATACCTTCAAGAACTGCATCCACAGCAGCTTTGGCGTCTTTCTTGTAAGCACCCGTCACTTCTGATACATGGTCAACAAGTTCAGCTTTATTCATATTAATTCATTCTCCTTAACAAATTTGGACTAATCCATTTATATCAAGATTTACTTTAAATGTAAACCTCAGTCGTAATTTTTCTTGTGCTTCTCTTTACGGTCATACTTATCCGTACCGTGAGGTTTGGTAGGTGGAGCAGTAGGCTTACGTATTCTATCTACGATTTTCTTGTCCTTTTTGTTCTTTTCCATGATTAGAAACCTTTCAAATCTCATTATTCACCTACAATGAAACCATTCTTTTCAGTACGACCCTCTGCGTTATACACTTCAAAGTCAGCCTCAAGGTCTTGCATGTCTTTGACAGTGTTCCCCTTCTTAACCCAAGATGGTAATCCTTTGGTTTTGGGGTTAACATAGGTGATAGTGTATTTGTTGTTCTTACTGGTGAACATAACATCCACAGGGTATTTCCCTTCATTAAGGTAGTTGTCAATTTTGTCTATAATGTTCATAATATATATGCCGTTAATTCATATGGATTTGTGTTTGTTTCTTTATTGTACACCACGATATGTAATGCCTTCTTTTGGGGTTTGTCATTCTTATAGAGTGGGATGTGAACAGTGGTGGTTTTACCACGTCCGGGTTTTCTTGATTGCATCCCGACTAATACAGCGACCTCATCAGCATCATAGGTATAACCCTTAATTTCTGCGTGTTTCAGTCCAGTGTTAATCGCTGATGTATATGAGTCATGATATAATTGGTAATCAAACTTTGACTTACGTTCGGTTATATATTTTTCTACAATATTATCAATCATGATTATGGCTTCGCATAAGGCGGAACATAAGATGTGTTCTGAGCCTTCTTCTTTAATTCTTTCTGTTTTTTCTCTTTATCTAAATCAGTTTCAGGGTCATAAGGGTCTTCGTCATCTTCTTCTTCTTTACCATCAGCAAATGATTTTTTGTCTTCAGCAGATTTTTCTGAATCACTATCATCTTTTTTCTTCTT